AATAAAGGGTCAGCAAGAGTCATGACTGAACTTGAAAAAATAACCAATCCTGAACAATTTAATGCGCAATCTAATACTAATTAGTCTTACTGTAGTCCTTGCTAGTTGCTCAATGTTGCAATCAGTAAAGCCAGTACAGGTAAAAACAATAGCTGAAAGATCACCTATATATCATCCACCTTTACCTTATCCTATGAGCCTATCTTCAGTTGATTGGGAGGTAATGACACCTACAACCATGCAGGAATACTTAGATAACTTAGAGGCAGGCAACGCACCTAAGAGAGCCTTCTACTCATTATCAAGTAAAGAGTATGAGAATTTATCAATGGATATGGCAGAGATTACTAGGTACACAAAAGACATATTAAGTATTATTAAATATTACAGAGAACTTGATCAGAGAGAAGTTAATCAAGTAGAATCTAATTAATAATTTCAATAAGGAGGTTAATTATGGAAATTATGGATATCATTAACTACATCACTATGGCTGTCACAGTAGCTTCTGCAATAGCAGCTTCTACACCTACACCTAAAGATGATGCACTCTTAGGCAAGGTATATAAGTTTATAGACTTGGTAGCAATAAATATTGCTAAGGCTAAAGACAAAGCACCGCAGACTAAGTAATGAGTGAATCCCCTGATGCTTTCGTATATAGAGCAACCCTAGATAGGGTAGTGGATGGGGATACTTTAGATTGCACACTTGATCTTGGTTTTGATGTATTTCTAAACAAACAAAGAGTCAGACTCGCAGGAATAGATACACCTGAATCAAGAACTAGAAACCTAGAAGAAAAAGCATTAGGTCTTAAAGCAAAAGAAAGACTAATAGAACTGTGTTCAGGCACATTTAAAGTTAAATCATTAGGTAAAGGTAAGTATGGCAGAATTTTGGGCATCCCTTATACAAAAGATGGTGAAGATATTTGTCAAAAACTTATCAATGAAGGACACGCAGTTGAATATTGGGGCGGTACAAAAACCGCTAAAGTCAGAGAAGATGGAACGTGGGGAGAATAATATGCACATATCAGAAGAAGGCTTATCGCTTATAAAGAAATTTGAAGGTTGTCCAACGTCAGGCGGTTTAGCAATACCATACACATGTCCTGCAGGTGTTTTAACCATCGGATATGGACACACAAAAACAGTAAAAGAACATGATAAATGGACTATGGATCATGCAAGTTACATACTAAAAGAAGAGATAGAAGATGAGTATGAAGGTTTTATCAATGACCTTGTCACAGTACCACTAGAACAACATCAATTTGATGCCTTAGTTGCATGGGTTTTTAATCTTGGTTCAGGCAACTTGCAATCATCTACGCTACTTAAAATGTTGAACGCAGGTGATTATCATGCAGTACCTAATCAGATAAGAAGATGGAACAAAGCAAATGGTGAAGTGTTAGATGGTCTTGTAAGACGTAGAGAAGCAGAAGCTAAGATGTTTGCAGGTGAAGATTGGTTTACAGTCTAATGGCACTTTCTAAAAAACAAAACAAACGTCTAGGTGCAATTCTATCTGTAATGTTTGAAGAGAACACACCACAAGAACACTTACAAGAATTAGTTAGTGAAGGTTTTGTAGCTAAAGAAGGTGATAATGTTTCTATTACTCCGCTAGGTCTTAACGAAAAAAATCGCCTGTGTACGTTGAGCGGATTAAATATTATGTATGCACATGAAAAAAAAGAAGAAGCTAATTAGCTAATTTTTTTACTCTTTTTACCTTAACTTTTTTGTGTCCAAAATAATGTGCAAACAATTTTCTTGCTTGCTCTTCACTATCCGTAGCATATGAACTGTATTCTTTAATTTCTGATATTAATTTTTTTGCTTTCCACCATCTTTGAAAGTTTTTTTCATATGGATCGCTTTTGTTATATATAAATGATGTCATTTCTTTCTATTGTTAATTATTTTTTTTGTTAAATCAGGTGCTAATTTTGAATTTGGATTTCTATCAGGATGCACTTTAGACAATATAAAAGTTAGTTCTTCTTTTGTAAAACCTAGATTATTTCCACTATTACTTGCTCTTGCTAGTCTTAAATCTCTTTCTAGCAACTGTATTCTTTGTTCTTGTAACTCTAATTTTTTTTGTTGATTCTCAATCTTTCTTTTTAAAGCACTTGTGTCTTCGTTTAGTTGTGGTGTAGTAAAGGTAACAGTTCCTGCCGTAGTTACATTTCCACTACCATCCATAGTTAAATCAACCATTTTCTATTTCCAATTATTTCCTTCATACCAACCAACTAAAGAATATCTTTTGCCTCTGCTAACTGGCATGACTCTATGATATAAAAAAGAAGGAAATACTATCACAGTTCCTTTCTGCTTGATTATGTCTTGACTGGGTGTACCTATATCCTCTGAAAACATAAACTCTCCACCTTCGTATTCTGTGGAATCAGAAAGTTGTACTGTAATACCTAGTTTTCTTACTGATGCTCTGTTATCCATTCTCATATCAAAGTGATTGTCATAATGACTACCTTCTTTGTATTCTGCTATTTGGAATTCTCTAAATCCATTAAGGTCAAATCCAAAACATTCACTATTAGCCATGACAATATACTTTTCTATATATTTGTTTATTTTTACATTGTCATTAGTGCCATATGGGAATCCAACCACTGTAGACTCTCTAATATTACTGTCTGTGTGATCATTACCAACCTTACCTGTTTGTTTGGCTTCTGTATGGAACAAAGATTTGATCTGTTCACAATCTACATCAGATACTTCTGCATCCCATGCGTACCACCAACTGTTCATTATTTCTTATCTTTGTTCAGCCTTTGTTTAGCCTCAGAAGATAATATGATCCTGTTCCACATGTTACCCTTCTTACGCTTCCTGATTAATCCAGTGGCTTCATCAGGGCAGCTTTCTCTCCACGTTTTATCTAATTTTTTAAGATTCATTTTAGTTCTCTTATTTGTTTATATACCAAAGTTCAAACTTTTCCCATATGGCTCTACCGAAATAGTAAGGTAAAAATACTATTAATATCCAACCAAATAAAGCTAAAAATAAAAGTCCAACAACTGTAAAGAAAAATATATCTCTAATAGTATTTAAGATGCTATTATTTTTATTTATGGTTTCTAATGGTCTACCCCATTCGTCATGTGGTTCGTTTGGCTCTCTCATGCTATAACCTCACTCTGTTTTCTAAATTATAAATAACACCGAGCAAAGCAAGTTCTGCTCTTTTGCCTATCATTACTTTGCCATTCTCCCATCTAGAAATAACTGATCTATTGGGAATACCACCACTGAAGTAACCTAGTTCTCTAGCTAAATCTGATTGCGTAAGATCATACTTATTTCTAAATTGTTTTAAGTCTTTACCATCCATTATTTCCACCATTTAGGTTTATTAACACCTTTGTTCCATGCAGCATAGTGTTTTTCGTTAATCATGTAATCACGATAAGCTGCAATGTGATTATACTTTCTTTTATATTTGTCAGGCATAGCCTGTGCAAAACTGGTCATTTCACCTTCTTGTATGTTCATGGGAAAGCGCAACAGACCTTCTTGCAAATCTCCCCATGATTTGTGGTTATGTCCATATCGTAATTTAAACTGCGAACACAACTCAACCCAATGCAGCAAAAGCCACCTGTAATTTTCATGAGTTGTTCTTGCCCATATAGTGCAAGGGTGATTTACAAAAGCAGGCTTGTAAAGATTGTAAACATCACAATACTGCTTGGGTGATAGTAGTCTATGTGCGGTGCATAGCATTTGTGCGCTTTCTAGCGGCATCTTGCAAATTAATTTATCAGGCAAGTCTATAGCTGCCAAATCTGGTTCTAGTCTTACTGCAAATATATTCATAGTTTTACCTCATAATCTTTTTGTACTACACCAACATCTTTACTACCTCTAAAATGCGCTTTTACAAATGTGTGCTTGCCATTGTTAAGTCTGCGTAAATGTTTTCTTACACTGTGAAACTTTGTTCCTTCCGACCTGCTGCCATTACTGCAACCTGTACCGCTCTCACTGCCATAAAGGTCTAATTTAAGAGTTTTATGCTCCCATGTAGGCTTTGCCCTTAGTTCACTTACTTTGTACCTGCTGCGGCTTTCTAACACCTGTGGCTTTATACCTTGCACATCTTTAGTATTAGTTATTTGCGGAAAGTGCATCATTAACATAAAAGTAGTTATACAAGTTGATATACTTTCTGCCCAACGTATTAGTGAACGATTTGTGTACATACCATTTTCATCAGCACTAAAATCTGTGCAGTGTGCAAATGGATTTGTTTCTTCATTTTCATTTAACATATATTTAAATGTTGAGTTTTTATAAAACTCAAGCAGGTATAGATTCGGATCAAACAAAAAAGCATCATCTGCAGGAATATATGGAATAGAACATACGCTAAATTGACTTTGTATGTTCTGATCAATATCTTTTGATGGCACATCCCACAACATGTCACAAATAACCATATTGATAACTATCTCACCTGCATCAAATTGCATGTAACACATTTCATATGGTAAGCAAAAAATTATCTCTTCAGATATTTTATTAGCTTCCTCTGTTGTTAAGGCATCTTCTTTTACGTCAATATAAAATTTTTGTGAATTTTGTATGCTTCGCGTCAACAACTTAAAATTTTGATACATATCACCTGTGGTTAAAACATCAGGTTCCATATGATCAGGCATAAACCAATTTTTCTTGAAAGCTGAATTTGCATCTTTTGTATATCTAGAATCAAAAGTTTTGTAAGTATGAAGTAGTTTTTCTAATATTAATTTATTCATTCAATTTATCTCCGTAGAAAATGTAATGATAATATAACATATTGTTTACATTTGTAAACACCTAGTGATATTTTCTTTTATCTTTTCCGTACTTTATAACATCATGCACAACTTCCCATTCTTCTTTGGTTAATATTTGTTTTACATTTCCTAAAGTCATGTTGATTAAATCTGCATCATGTTTGACGCTGAACTCTTCAAGTATTTCTTGCAATAAATTTGGATTAAGTGCCATCATTGTCATACTCCTGATCATAAAAGTATTCTGTCATTTGTTCTATATCTTCATTTGAAAGACCGCCTTTCATTATAGTCATTTGTAGAAAATCTATTACTGCGATAACTATTGGCTTGACTGAATTAACTTTTTCAACGTACTCCAAACAATCTATAAAGAGATCTTCTCTGTCTCTTAGATTCCATAGATCACGAACCATTGGTTCAATTTCAACTATTGAATTACTCATACAATCACCTTTCCATTCATATTAACTGATGCTATGTAACCTGTGTGATCACGTAACACCCAAAACTTTTTATCAGATAATCCATGTATTGCAGATAATTCTTCTACAGGATAGCAATATGTGAACCCACTATCCGCGCGATCATGTTGATAAAGTCTGACCGCATCACCAAATAATAAAGTATTCATTACACGCTCTCCAATTTAAGCACTAACTCAGCTGCATCCCTTCGTAAATTAGGACTTAGAGCATTTTTTGATAATTGTTGTGTGGCAAGACCCAACAGAACTAATTCATGTTCTGTAACTTCTAATACAATTTTTTTCATTAAACTAACTCCCTTACAATTTCTACATCACTATGATGATTAGAGTCTTCCAAAGCCTCTACAAATGTTTCAAAGATACTATCTCTGTCCCATTGGTTAAACTTAGATACAATCAGACCTAACACCTCAGCATCACTAGGTGCAGCATCTTGTACATATGCTTTCTGTTTTATAGTTTGTATGAGTTGTGGCATAACATTATGGATAATGTCATCACTGCTTGGGTTTCCATTATTAGGTACATCATTTAAGTTTTTCATTTTATTTCTCCAATTTATTAACTTAATATGTAAATTATATACATGTTTACAAAAATAAACAAGTACATTTTGTGCTATTTATAAATTAAAAAGGAAGGTGGTCTGATGTTTTCTTTAATAATGATTGCACTTTTTCTAACAATTCATATTCAGTTCCGTAAGCTTCTACAAATCTTGTTTTGTATGGATGTCTACTTATAGGCTCTTTATCGCTACCCATTCTATGATGCTCAAAACATAAAGGTAATATTATAAAATGTGCATTTAGTTTAGTTTTGCCTTCAATATGATGTATCTCTGCAGGAACACCATACATGCCCTGTAAGCGACAAACTATACAACCTAGCTGCCTAACCTTATCCATGTGTATTTTTTCTTTAGAAGTAGCGTTTCTACCCTTCATTTAAGCATTATATCTTTTTTGTTCTTCTCTTCTGTTAACCATTTTTGTTCGCCATTCTTCAAATCCTATTTCAAGAGCCTTAAGTTCTATGCGCAAGCTAGATAGATTAGATTTACTTACTGCGTGTCTTAGCCTTGTTTTATACAATTCAGGATTATTTTCAGCATAAACTTCTTGTGATGCCACAGTCTTATGACCTTCAGTCATAGCAATCATTTTTAATTGTGCAAGTAGTTTTTTTATATCAGCTTCGCACTTTAATATTTCATATTCAGCATTACGAATGGGTTTAGATAGTTTCCGTATTTGATGAATCCACAATTCTTGTTGTTCTTCATTCATTCTAAATCATAGTTTGTTAGTACTGAACATTTGCCAACAATCATGTCACCTAAAGCAGTCAAGTCATTGTTTTTAAGATAGTTTCTCCATTTCATAGTAGCCAAACCATTTACTTCATTTGTATTATCAAATTTACCCTCTTCATCTATTATTGCATGACACTCTCTTCCGTTGTGCAATACATGTATCAATTCAATTAGACCGCTTTTTGTCCATGATTGCATTTCGTTTAAATCAGGTGGGTTTTTGTATTCTATCAATTCTATGAATAACCCTTCTTCATTTGGCACATCTGATATATGCAGAACATTATAAGTTTTACTCACAACTAAAAAGGAGCATTCTCTTCATCAACAGAAAGACCTGCGCTCAGATATTCTAAACCTGAATCTGCCCTTTGATTCCAACATCCGAATTTATATTTTTCTTTATCAAAATACACTCTGCCTCCAATGTCAGGAACTCTTTCGTGTATTTTATTTTCAGGCGAATTAACGTGTATTAATCCTGCACTAAACATAAGTTCGTGCTTCTCTTTACCATCGCGATTTTGGCTTTTTACAATAACTCCATACCTCTTTTCACCATTGATTTGCATATTACCTCTAAAGACAACCTCTGATTGTCCCTCAGGGAAAAAAGCACCTTTTAGTTCATCATCATATTTTTTTTCCATTTTTATACCTTTATTAATTTATATTTATAACCTTTGCCGCCTGTGATCTTTTTTCGGTCTACAACCTCAACACTCATATCAAGCGGCAGTCCAAACCTTTCTCTACATTCCATTTTACGCATATTTCTGATTGCTGCGCTTATTGTGGGTTCCCCAAAAAATTTTCCTGTAACTCTTTTTATTTCAGATTGTAAGTCCCAAAATGTCCACCAATGACCACTTTCCATACATTTATACACACAGAGATTCAAATCAGGACTCTTCTTTTTCATTGTTATCTCCTTCATATAAATTTACTAAATCATTTAATGATTTTTTAGTTGCATTGACTGCAGCTATGTGCGCCTTACTTATAACTGATTTATTGGCAGTATATAAAGTTTGACATGTTTCTTTATCAGGGTGCTTTAAAAAACTACGACACAGTTCAAGAAATGCCTCTTCATCATCAGCAGATGCTAGCAAGTTACCCTCTTGATTTACTAAGAGATATTTAGCATCTTCCTTAATCACATTAGGTTTGGAAACAGGTTTAGATTTAGCTATCTTTTTAGTAATTTCTTCTGCCTTATTGCCATCATCATCAGCAGCACCAATACCACAAGCCAAAGATAAAGAGTATCTGCGTGCATATGTCAACGCACTGCCATATCCGTGTGGTGTTTGTTTGTCAGCAGGTACAAATATTTTTCCTGTTTCTAATTTAGAACCATGACCTATAAATACAGTCTCTATACAAACTCCACCCTCTACCTGCTCAGATATTTGTTGATACAAAACACCTTGTTCTAGTAAAGGCTCTTTAACTGCCTGTATAACATCTTCTAAAGTCGCATATGGACTACCTGATTTATTTTTACTATTTTTAAAAAAATCATTAGTTGCAGACCTGTTTGCATCGCTTATTTTTTTTTGTGCTTCAACGATTGCACTTATCAATTTATCCATGTTTACCTCAAGTTGAATAGTTCAATAGCAGCTTCTTTTTCTTTGTTTGACCATTTCCAATCATCAAAGTCAGGAACAAGTAATCTTGCTATTTGGTTAATATCATCAGAATAAGATAATAACTCCATCATAGAGTTACAGGCTCTTCTGACCACTCTTAAATGCTCTTCAATATCAGATACAGGCACAGTCTTGACCATTTGTTTGGTCTTGCTTGCGTATACGTAGTCAATTAAAGGAACAGCATCTAACGCAGTTGCGTAAATAGATAACTGTCTGCTATAAGAATTTGGTAATTTACTAGGCATGCGACTGGTGGTCTTTATATCACGCACCACACCATCATAATAAAGATCATAGTAGCCAATAATGGGAATGGGTATTTCTTCAAACTCAAGTTTAATTTTACCCTGTGTTTCTATAGGTTTGCCTAGTTGCCTGTAAAACGGAACAGATATTTTTACGTACTCTATGAGCATGTCTCTTTCAGTTTTGGATTTAGTTCTATCAAAATAAAGATTGCCCTGTCTAGCTTCTTTTTCTTTTTCATCATAAACATTCAAAGCAAAATCAACCAAGCTGCGTTCAGATAATCTCATATCGTCTAAAGATTTTTCTATGGCGTTGTCTGTTGCAGTACCCCTCCAAAAAGCAGGTATGCCTAAGTTTTCTGTATAGCCACTTACTTTTAATAGCCAACGTGTAGGATTTTGTATGTATTCGTTTATTGAAGATGCGCTTAAATGATTAACATTGTGCGTCTGAAAAGGATTGTTACTTACTGTATTCATTTTATATATCAATTAATCTGCATGTATATTAATACAAAATGGGTGGATATGCAATATTAAATGATGTATCCTGTAATCATGAAACTGAATGAGTATTTAAAATTTAACAAAATTACGCAATTAAGCTTTTTACAAGCATCTAAAGAATTAGGTGGTGAGTTTAGTATTCATGCAGTTTCTAAATGGTGTCAAGGACAACGCATACCTAGACAAGATGAAATGTATATCATATACCGTCTGACAGACGGGCAAGTAACCCCAAATGATTTTTATGTCTTGCCTGCTAAAAATAAGTAGTACATAATGGGTGTATATGTCAATAGAAGCTATCAACTGGTGCAAAAACAAAAATTGTAATACACCATCCACAAAACTTATATTGGTTTGGTTAGCAAACTATGCAGATCAAGATCATTCTTGTTTTCCTAGCGAAAAACATTTAGCAGAACTTTGTGGAATATCAGATAGGCAAGTACGTAGATGTATTGACTGGTTAGAAAAAAATAATCTACTTACAAAACAACGTAGGTTTGGAACGTCAAACAGGTATTTTCTTAATGTGGACACCCATGTCCTTATGGTTAGGACGCGAGCTTCCACCTATACTAAAGATACAATAAAGATAAAAAAAGGAGGTAAAAATGATCTTGCAGGATAAGTTATTAGAAAATGGTATTAGATTAAAAAGTTACACGGAGGGTACGCACAAGGTAAAGTGTCCAAAATGTCAACCTCCACATAATTCACAAGATAGACCTTTATCAGTAACAATAGATGTAGATAATGTCGTGTGGTTTTGTCATCATTGTGAAGACACAGGTTCAGTTCATGACGATAGAACTAACGTAAAGCAAATTAAACCTGTGCAAAAAAAAATAGTTGAGCCTGTAAAAATTGACACAGTTAGTGATACTAAATTTTTAGATGAATATTTTATAAACAGATCAATTTCTAGAGACACTTATAAACATTTCTGCATACATTCAAAAGATAATAATTGGATAGCTATGCCTTACAATCCACACAACAATAGATGTGACAACATTAAATACAGAACCATAGATAAAAAATTTAAACAGACACCTAATGCTAAAAAATCTTTATATAACTATGGCGCAGTAAAAGATTCTAGCACTGTAGTTTTTGTAGAAGGAGAAATAGACGTGCTCAGTCTTTGGGAGGTGGGCATTAAAAATGCAACAACACTGCCTGATGGTGCGCCTGCAAAAGTAAGCTTAAGAGAGGGGGACAAAAGGTTTAGCTGCTTACAGACACATCCCTTAGAAAAAGCTAAAAAGATTATTCTTTTTGTAGATAATGATGGTGCAGGTGAGAATCTTAACAAAGAATTATTGCACAGGTATGGAAAGGATAAATGTTGGTACGTTGAGGTGCCTAAAGATTGCAAGGATGCAAATGATATATTGGTTACACATGGAGCAGCAAAACTTAAGCAAATTGTAGATCAGGCAAAACCATATCCTGTTGATGGTTTGTATACAGTCAATAACTACACATCACAAGTTATAGACCTTTACAATGGCAATTACACTAAGCCTATAGAGGTAGGGTATCCCTCAGTTGATCGCATATACAAAGTTTTAAAAGGCACATTTCATGTGTGGACAGGAATACCAAATCATGGAAAATCTACAGTATTAGATCAATTCTTGGTTAGCATAGCGCAAAGACATGGCTGGAAGTTTGCTATGTTTAGTCCTGAACATTCTACTAGCATGCACATAAGAAGATTGGCACAGATAGTTACAGAAAAACCTTTTGACAAAGGTTTGGAGGGCAGAATGTCAAGTGATGAATTGCATCACGCTTTGGATTGGGTAAAAGAGCATTTTTATTTTATTGAGACTAGAGAACACATACCTAATATACAAAAAATATTAGAGATTGCTAAACAGAGTGTACAAAAATTTGGTATCAATGGAATTGTCATAGACCCATACAATGAAGTAGATGCAAGAAGGCAGGGTAATTATAGAGAAGATGAACATATACGTGACTTTATATCTAACTGTAAAAAGTTTGCAAGAAATACAGATTGCACTGTGTGGGTTGTTGCACATCCAACTAAAATGCAAAAAGAAACTGATGGAGGATATGCACCGCCTACTGCATACGACATTGCAGGCGCTTCACATTGGCATAATCAGAGTGATGCAGTAGTAACTGTACACAGAGATTTTGATGATGATTCTATAAATATAATTACACGTAAAATAAGAGAACAAGGTTTGTATGGGCAAATAGGACAATGCACACTTGTTTATAATCACAAAAAAAGAGTTTTTGAAGAAAGAAAACTAGACGTAACCAATTACACAGTTTAATGAAGCAAGTTAAAGAATTATATGATGCTGCTGCATCTAGATATGACGCAATGTATAACGAAGATAATGCAAAGCTTATTGAGGCTGAAAATATGTTTATTTATGAAAATTTACCAACCACAGGTGCAAAAACAATATTAGATTGCGGATCAGGAACTGGTTTGTTTGTTGATTTGTTTAAAAAGGATTTATGGCATTGTAAATATCAAGGCTTAGACATTAGTAAAAAAATGATTGATATTGCCAAAAAAAAACATCCTGAAATAAGCTTTGACGTATGTGACTTTATGACATATGACGAAAGCAATAAGTTTGATTTAGTCATAAGTCTTTTTGCAGTCTCTGATTATTGCGGTGTAGAAGGTGTACAAAAAATGAGCAGACACCTTAAAAAAAATGGGTTGATGTATTTAACATTCATAAATAAAAATGGTGGATATAATGCTTTATGTCATGAACAAATGAATACAGATATAGAAACTGTCAAATTTACATATAAAGAAATTAAAGACATATTAGAAAAAATGGAATATGATTGGTCGTACATTTTGGGTTTTTCCAGTTTGGAGTACAATGATGCAAATGGATCGTTTAAATTTAAAGACTCAGTTGAGGCTATATATACAGACATGGAACATAAAAAACATGATCTCAACAACTGTAAGTATTATCTTCTTATCTTGCAGGTATGAAGCTTAATCTTAACATAAGTGTATTTGATGCCGCTTTAAATCGGTTACAGGAAGTATATGAGCAAGGTCATACAGTAGTAATTTCACAAAGCGGTGGTAAGGACTCAACTATCTGTATGGAAATGGCAATTATGGCTGCAGATGCAGCAGGCAAGTTACCAATAAACGTAGTTCATAGGGATGAAGAAATATTATTTCCTAATACTTACGAATATTTAGACAGGGTAGCCGCTAGACCAGAAGTAAACATGCATCATCTGTATGCAGGACAACCAGTCGTAAATGTATTTAATAGAAACTTACCTTATTGGTGGATATTTGATGAAAATCTTGCACCATCAGACTGGGTACGACAGCCTCCTGAATACGCCTACAGAATAGATGAAAAAAATATAAATGGTTTAGTAACACCTGAAAGATTTCCTGTAGAAGAAGGAAAAGACTTGTTTGCTTGTATAGGGTTACGAGTACAAGAAAGCCCAAACAGGCGTATGGGATTATTTTCAAGCAAAGGACACATTACAAAACCTAATGACAGAGGAGTCAAATACATAAGACCGATCTATGATTGGACTGATGGAGATGTTTGGAAAGCTATTTCTGATTTCAAATGGGATTACAATCATGCTTATGATGTTATGGTAAAACACGGAAGATCAAAAAACAAATTACGCATAGCACCGCTTACTATGACTACTGCAGGTATACCTGATTTACAATTAGCGCAGAAAGCTTGGCCTCGGTGGTTTGATAAAGTCTGTCACAGATTAGAAGGTATACGAACTGCAGCACAGTTTGGAAAAATATCATGTCAACCAATACGAAAATCAGGAGAGACATGGGAAGAATGTTTTAAAAGAGAATGTATTGAGGAAGCACCACAATGGATTTCTGAAAGAGCAGTAAAAATCATGGATACTGAGGTAAGAAAATTTAGCAGACAAAATGGTTCTGATATGGATTTTCCACAAGTTAATTCTATAAGAGCCAACCCAAATGGTTCATGGAAAAAGCTAGCTATGAATATGTATAACGGAGACCCTTTTTCATTAAAACAAGGCACACTTCCATATATGGAACCCGAATACTTTAGAGAAGGAAGCGGAACTTGGGGAGGCAAACCTACATTTTAATGAACACATCGGAATTGAAAAAAGAGATAGAAAAGGCAGATTGGGTGTGGGCAAAGACATATGCCGACATAGCACCGCATTGGTATATACGAGATATAGAACATCCTCTTCTTTATGGTATGTTACTACATAAAATTAAAAATTATGGCGTTGATGAAAACTACACAAATGATAAAGGCGTAACATATATCTGCAGATATTTATATCATGGCAAACATAAATATTGGTGGATGCGACCAGTAATAAATAGAGCATTAATAGATGAATCACCTAACGTAACAAAACATCATAACAAATACGGAGAAAATTATGGCTAGAACTAAAGGTAAGGCTGAAGTAGAAAAGAAAAATAAAGTACTAGAGGCTTTAGATATTAAATACATAACACATGATAAAATTGTTCCTAATACATACAATCCCAATAGACAATCAGATGATGAATTTGAATTGTTAAAAAGATCAATGACCGAAGATGGTTTTACACAACCTATTGTATGTGTACATCATGAAGAACAAGATGGTATGTTTCGCATAGTAGATGGAGAGCATAGGTGGAGATGTTCTAAAGAATTAGGTTATGAAGAAATACCTATCGTAGTAACTCCAATGACTTACGAACAAGCAAGAATAGCAACATTGAGACACAACAGAGCAAGAGGCTCAGAGGACATAGAACTTACATCAGAGGTATTAAGAGACTTAGAAAAATTAGGTGCTTTAGATTGGGCGCAAGATAGCTTGATGATGGACGATCTAGAATTACAAAGAATGATAGAGGATATACCTGCTCCTGAGGCAATGGCAGATGAAGAATTTGGAAGTGCATGGATTCCATCTGATTCTGATTCATCAGAAGATAGTGTTCGTGGCACAGAACATCAAACCGCAGATGGAACAATGATCAAGGCTTTAACACCTGAAGCGTTATCACAACAAAGACAGGTAGAAAAGAAAATTGCAGAAGCAAAAACTGAAGAAGAAAGAACTATGGCAGTACAAGCTGCTAACTTCTATAGACTTAATCTAGTATTTAGTGGAGATGAAGCAGATATAGTTAAAGGAGTATTAGGAGAAGAACCTGCAAATGCTCTATTAATGCTTTGTAAAGCACAAAACTAGCAAAAATGGGTTACAGAAAAGCGTTTTAAGCAACGATAGGGTCATGGGTAATGGTATAGCATCCCCCTAATCATAAGGCTTGCAAGTCGTTGAGCAATAAAAAAGACCTCTTGCGAAGTCTCTTTTATCTAAGTTTACTTTACTAATCTAAAGTCTCTTTGTTCTTCTCTAGCATACGCATCTTTTATTGCATACTTAAGGTAAGTTTCATCAAGACCAAAATCATCATAGCCTTCCATTATGCAATCTAAGTAGGGCATTGATGGAGGATATACTGATGTACTATTCATAAAGTAAAGCATCACTTTGTCAGTATCAAAATCATCTGTAAGGTTAGGCACAGTAACAATTTTTTTACCATAAAGGTTCGGATAGCCTTCATATATGTCCAAAGCTGCTTCACACCTCTGTGTGATTCTCCAAAGTCCGATTGGTACAACTGCATCATTTGTTTCTGCAATATCAGCAACACCTCTAAACTTTAGTTCCCAACCATGCAATAACAAGCTTCCCAAGGGTTCTGCATCAGGACATCTAAGATTCATTTGTCCTAAGTTGAGGTTGCTTCCGTAGGCTCCGTATAAGTAAGATTTAAACTTCATATTTTTCTCCTTTTTAGTTAAGTTCATTTTCTCTTTCTTCAAAGTAGTTTTTGACTCTTTGGTCTACACCATCTAGCCATCCACCATCTTGTTCTGTGGCAACATTGCCTGTTTGTGTCTGTAAGACCCAAATTTCCTGTAATTCACTATTACCTGTTTTTCCACAAAGGTATCTGTAAGCAGCGTCTCTATCTAAAGAACTTTCTCTTGCACCTGTATAAAGATCATTCAATATAGAGTTTCTAAGTATAGTAATTCCAACTCCGTTTCTATCAACTATCCATCCATTGTGCCTTCTGCTATAAGTAACATCATATCCATTGTTTTCTAAGATGTTTCTTATCATGTTGTAAGGTCTGTTTTTGTTTGCAGCAGATGTTCTTGTGCTAGTAAGCTGAACACTTCTTTCAACAAAGGTCTGCAAGAAACTTAACCAATTAACAATCTTAGTAAAATTTAAAGTACCACTGTGGTGTCTAAACTCTATAGTTCCGTAAGTAGTAAGTTTGTTAAGATTTACTTTGTAGTATTTACCTGCTGCATGAGCAAGTCTGTTTTTTGAATTTTGTCTCTTGATTGTGTTTTTATTAGGCACAACACTGTCACACCAATTAGCGTTACCTCTTCTGCTTCTAGGCATAATAAGATCAATCTGCGCTTCATAGTCTGCGTATCTTTCATAAACAGTTTGTATCTGCCCAACAGTAAGATCATCAACACCAAGATGTATGTGTAAACCACAATTTCTAGTGACCTTTATACCCTCTATAGAATCTAAAGCTTCACATACTTTTAACAACTCAGCTACACCCTCTGCACCTTTTAAGATTGGCGATACTATTTCACCGCAAGTAGTGTAATTAGGTAAGCTGCCATCAGTAACAATCTTCCAAGATTCCATCACTCTATGTGTGTAACCTTCATAGTGACATTCAACCACTTGGTTAAGAGTGTTAGCTACTAGGTGTATATCTGCACCTTCAAACTCCATTTCTATTCCAAATGTTCTGTCTGTTATGGTTGGTAAGTTATTCATTTCAATTTATCTCCTTTAATTAATTAACTTAATATAGTGATTATAGGGTAAATGTTTACAAATGTAAACACTTATTTGCACAAAATGTACTATTTTTTTTGACACTGGTTAAGACTTATAGATAGAATGGTAATAACAGGATATAAATACTGATAAATAATGGTTAAAAAAAAGGCTACCAACAAAAAATTAACCCTTACAAAAAAAGAAGAAATAAGAAATAAATTTGTACAGGGCATTGAAGACAATAAAGGTGGACGTAAGCTTTTCACCATTGATGAGTTAGCATCAGACTACGGCATACCTAAGCCTACTCTTTACAAGACTGCACAAAGAGAAGATTGGTCTATTCAACAAAAAAGATTCCAAGATAAATATCTTATTGAACTGGATGAAAGAAAAAGAAAAGAATTAGTACAAGAAGCAGTGCAGTTTGATAAGACTAGCTTGCAACTAGCAAAAGGTCTTATGGGACAAATAGCACAAACATTAAGACAAAATACAGAAGAAGATAAAATTAAACCACAAGTATTAAATACTTTAAGTCAGGCATTAGGCTCTGTTCAAAAAGTAGGCAAACTTGCATTAGGACAAGCAACAGATAACGTAAACGTAGAAACAAATGCAAAAGACGATGAAACATTCAGAGAAGCTTTGGGACTTTTGGACAACATTGCCGAGCAACGAAGAAAAGGCAACGCTAAGTCTGTACACTGATTGGTTAACTAAAGCTAGACCAAAGCAAATAAGTCCACAAGAAGAACATCACATATGGTTGATACTTGCAGGACGTGGTTGGGGAAAGACTAGAACAGGCGCACAAGATATAGCCCTATATGCACTAAGAAATCCTGATAGTATTTGTGCTGTTATTGCTCCTACATTTGGTGATTTAAAAAGAGTTTGTTTTGGTGGACCTAGTGGCTTGTTATCAATAATACCTGATGATTGTTACTTTACATCTAGAGGTAGAAAATCATACTCAGAGACAACTGCAGAGATCAGATTAGCAAATGGTAGCAAAATAATAGGATATGCAGCAATAGAACCTGACAGACTAAGGGGTCCGCAGTTTCATAGAGCATGGTGTGATGAGTTAGCAGCATGGAGATATCCTGAAACATTTGATCAACTTATGTTTGGTTTACGTTTAGGCGAAAATCCACAATGTATTATCACAACAACACCTAAGCCAACGCCTCTTATTAAACAACTTATAGAAAGAGAAGATGTGATTGTCACATCAGGTAGTACATTTGAAAATGTAGATAACTTAGCCCCAAGCGCATTGGCAATGCTTAAAGAAAGGTATGAAGGCACAACTTTAGGAAGACAGGAGCTATATGCTGAAGTAGTAGATTCAGTAGAAGGTGCTTTATGGTCAAATGCACTTATTGACGAAGCTAGATTACCTGCTAATGAAGAAAGAGAACTTACAAAAATTATTGTGGCAGTTGACCCTGCTGTAACAAGCGGTGCAGGTTCAGATGAAACAGGTATCGTAGTAGTAGGCAAAGATGCAAATAACGAGTATTATGTTCTAGAAGATGAGAGCGGAAAGTATTCTGCGGATAAATGGGGAAGAATAGCCATTAATCTTTTCTACGAATGGGAAGCTGATCAAATAGTAGCAGAAGTAAATAATGGCGGTGATTTAGTGGAAAGACTGTTGCGAGGCATAGACCCTCATGTTAATTACAAAAGTGTACATGCCACAAGAGGTAAGCTTGTAAGAGCAGAGCCTATAAGTGCTTTATATGAGCAAAGAAAAGTACATCACATTGGTACATTTCCAGAACTAGAATCACAAATGACAACATACACTGGAGAAAGACCTAAACCAAGTCCTGATAGATTAGATGCCTTAGTTTGGGGTTTAACAGAAGTTAGCAAGTCTAGAGGTTCAGTAAATTGGAGAATAAGCTAATGGCATCAGTATTAGATAATTTAAAAAATGTATTTACAACAAAACCTGAAAAAAAAGACGCAGGTAATATGGTTGGATATTTTGGAGTAGGTACATCTAAATCAAAAAACTATTCGTATCAAGATTTAGCCGAAGAAGGCTACATGAAAAACAGCATTGTTTTTAGATGCGTAAACGAGATAGCCAAAGGTGCTAGTGCAGTACCATTTATGGTAAAAGCAGGAGATCAGGTCTTAGATAGTCACCCTATCGTCACCCTACTGAGCCGACCTAATCCGTTGCAATCCCATAGTGAGTTCTTCAACAGCATCTTTGGTTTCTTACTCCTTAGCGGTAACGCTTACATTCTTAAAGTAGGATCAGAAGTAGGCGCACCTAAAGAATTACACCTGTTAAGACCTGACAGAATGGTTGTCAAAGGTGGTAGTAATCCGATACCTGACAGGTATGAATATGTTTTAAATGGCAGAGTACAAGCTACATATCCTGTAGAAGAAAGAACAGGATTCAGTGAGGTCAAGCATGTCAAGCTATGGAATCCATTAGATGACTTTTATGGGTTATCACCTATGTCCGCAGCAGCTATAGAAGTTGACCAACATAATATGTCAGGCAAACACAATATTAACTTACTAAGTAACGGAGCAAGACCTAGTGGAGCAGTAGTATTTAAACCACAAGATGATGGGGGGTTTGCTGTAAATTTATCTGAATCACAAAGACAACAATTACTAACAGACCTTAATAATAGATTTAGTGGTACTGCCAATGCAGGTAGACCATTATTGTTAGAAGGTGATTTTGATTGGAAAGAGATGGGTTTAAGCCCTAAAGACATGGACTTCCTAAATCTTAAACAAATGGCAGCTACAGATATAGCTATGTGTTTTGGAGTGCCTAGTCAGTTAGTAGGTGTATCTGATGCACAGACATATGCAAACGTAGCTGAAGCAAGATTGGCTTTATATGAAGAAACAATAATTCCACACTTAAGAAAATTAGAATCAGACTTTAATGAGTGGCTTGTACCAATGTTTGGTGAGAATCTAGAGTTTAGCTTTGACATAGACAAAATACCTGCTTTAGCTGAAAGAACTAAACGTATATATGAGAATGTAACCTCAGCAGTTAGAGAAGGGATTATGACTAGAAACGAAGCTAGAGAAGCTATTGGTCTATCCCCTATAAATGGTGCAGATGATCTATACATATCAGCTACTTTATTACCTTTGAGTGATGAAACACCAACACAACCAAATAACCCTGTAGCAGAAGAGGAACTGGATGCTTATGAAGATGAAGAGGAAGACTCTTTAGACGATGAAAAAGCATTATCTGATATAAACACTGTGCCTACAGATGGCATGGCTACAGAAGCACAACGCGGTCTTAACTGGAGAAAAGAACACAACAGAGGTGGCACAGCAGTAGGTGTTGCTAGAGCAAATCAATTAATAAACAAACAACGCTTATCAATAAGTACAGTCAAAAGAATGTACAGCTTCTTTTCTAGGCACGAAGTTGACAAACAGGGACAAGGTTTTAAACAAGGACAAGAAGGTTATCCATCAGCAGGCAGAATAGCATGGGCATTGTGGGGCGGTGATGCAGGATTTTCATGGTCAACAAAAGTTAGAAACCAAATAGTAAGAGAAGAAGAAAAATTATTTTCACAGGATATACATGTAGAGATACCGCTTGTAGAAGAAAAGAAAATAACAGGTGCTGTAAAAGAAGGTTTGCAAAACAAGGTAGATAAACATAACGAGAAATACGGAGACAAGCCATCTAAAAGAGCTACACTGCGTATGTTAGAAGCTGTATTTAACAGAGGTGTAGGGGCTTATAGGACTAATCCACAGTCTGTTAGACCATCTGTAAGATCACCTGAGCAGTGGGCATATGCACGCGTAAATAGTTTTCTTGCAGCTTTGCGCACTGGTAGGTTTAGAGGCGGTAAGCATGACACAGATCTTTTTCCAAAAGGACATCCTTTAAGTAGTAAGTGATACCACAAACAAAACAATTTAATACAATAAGAAGAGGGCGCATAAGCGCAAAAAAAGAAGCTGCAAGACAATTAAGAATTAGAAATAATCTTGAAAAAACTTTGCGCAATAGATTAGATACTTTGTTTAGAAAGTTTGTTCGTACAAAAGCTTACTTGTTTAAAGAGTTTGGTGTATTTGATTTAAACAGTGCAATACAAGACCTTAATGAAGAATTACTGCCTACTATGTCACAGCATTACAGAAAAACATTTCGTACTGTATTTGCTGCTGCTAATGAAATACACGACAAAGGCACTAAAGAAGAAGATGTTTTTGTTATGGGACAAAGTATAGACTTTGAAAGATTAGTAGAAGCTTATTACACAGGCAGAACTTTAACGCTAACTGGCGTATCAAGAAGAATCTCTAATAAAGTAGATAGAATTATAAGAGATGGTAGATCAGAAAACCTAACGTTAGCCCAAATATCAAAAAATATAGCAAACCAAGTAACACCAATTTCAAGAGGTAGAGCAGCAACCATTGCACGCACAGAAACACATAATTCTGCAAGTTTTGCACATCATAGTTACTATGAGTCAGCACAGAATAGCTTAGGTATGACAATGATAAAACAGTGGGTATCAACTGGTGATCTAAGAACGAGATCAGCACATAGTTCTGCAAACGGACAACAAAGACCAATGAATGAGGACTTTATTGTGGGTGGCACACCTATGGCTCATGCAGGTGATCCAAAAGGCGGTGCTAAAAATGTAATTAATTGTAGATGTGTGATTGTTTATGCAGATGAACAAGATGTTGTGCTAGATTGATCATTCAGATACTATATATAGGGATAAATTTGGAGATAGCACTATGAGCAGTGAATTAACATCTAATGAGCCTGATTTAGCTGTCCGTACAGACGAGTACGATTCACACGAAGATTCTAAAAAGAATGACGAAAAGCACGTTAGAGCAGTACAGGAAACTGATGACTCTTATATCATTGAGTTTGGCAAAGACATGACACAACCTAATGAAGAGTCTGACTATGACGAAGAAGAAAAAGATGAAAAGTCTTTTATAGAGGTTAAGTCTGAAATTAAAGCAGAGTCCGATGACGGAGTATTTGAAGGATATGGTTCTGTATTTAACAATACAGACTTAGGTAATGACGTTATTAAAGGTGGTGCATTTAAAAAGAGTTTACAAGAAAGAGGCACAAAAGGTGTCAAACTTTTATATCAACACAAATCAGATATGCCGATAGGTGTATTTGATGAAATTAGAGAAGATTCACATGGCTTGTATGTTAAGGGCAGACTTGCACTTAAAACACAGGCAGGTCAAGAAGCATACGAATTATTAAAAATGGGTGCATTGGATGGTCTGAGTATAGGCTTTCGTGTCAACCCTAAAGAGGTTTCTTATGATAAGCGCAAAGGGCAGCGTGTTATCAAAGAGGTAGACTTAATGGAGATAAGCCTTGTAACTTTCCCAATGAACCCTAAAGCTACGGTTCGGCAGGTAAAGGGAGAGGAAATATCCATAAGGGAGTGG